TAATCAGTTCACTTTAAATACAGGTCATGTAAAGTTCTTTTATAATAAAGGAAAGTATCTTAATGATAGGTATTTAGAGCTTGTTGCTGAGATGAAACGTAGGGGTATGAAACCTAACCCAGACAGAAAGTTTAAGCGGGGTCAGTGGCCTGATGATCTCTATGGAGATTGGAAGCCTAACGATAAGGATCTTGAGATTATACGTGCGCGTATTCAAGAAAAAATTAACGAAAAACCGGAGTGGTATAGATGGAGTACGTAATGCCAATAGCAGGGTGGGTAGTAATAGGTACTACCATAGGTCTAACAGCATTATTTTTATTTGCGGTGAGTAGAAGAAAATGAAAACACAAGCATTTATTCCAGTATTTAAAGTACGGATTAAAAAGTTAAGAAAATCTATAACTGAAGAACTGGAAAAAACTAAGTCTGAAAGACGTAAAGGGGCTTTAAAAGGTTGGATTCAAGATTTACGAAGGCTGCAAGCAACAGTTACTATGGCTGATACACAAAATAAGTGTCCTCATTGTGGCGAGCGTTTGTGAAAGCAGTTGTTAGTAACAGGATTTACCTTGAGGTAACGCAAGAGTATAAGGAAGTTTTAAGTAAAGAACTGACATATACTGTGCCCTCGCATAATCCAAATGATCCGCCTATCGTCATAAAGAATATGGCACGAGTTCGTGACAACTTGGTTAGTATACCAATCGGAAGAACGGATTTGATACCAAATGATTACGAAGTAGTCGATAAGCGGCTTGAGATGCCAGTAGATTTTCCTGACTTTAAGTTTGATTTACGACCGAGTCAGAAAGACGCTTATGATGAGGTAGAAGATAATTGTATAATAAACGCTTGGGTCAGTTGGGGAAAGACTTTTACGGGGTTGGCGATAGCAGGAAAACTTGGACAGAAAACATTAGTTATTGTACACACAGTACCGCTACGAAACCAGTGGGCAAAAGAAGTAGAGAAAGTCTTTGGTATCACGCCTGGAATCATAGGCAGCGGAAAGTTTGAAATTGATGCTCCTATAGTAATTGGTAATACTCAGACTTTATACCGTAACATTCCCAAAGTTAGAAAAGAATTTGGAACAATTATACTGGACGAAATGCACCACGTAAGTAGTCCAACTTTTTCCAAAGTTATCGACACAAATTACTGCCGCTATAAGATTGGACTATCAGGGACAATCGAAAGAAAGGATGGCAAACATGTAGTCTTTCGAGATTACTTTGGACATAAAATAATTAAGCCCCCAAAGGAGAACTATATGACTCCTTCTATAAGAATCCATCGTTCGGAGATAAGATTTATGGATGGGGCAAGAACACCGTGGGCTAACAGAGTTACTGCTTTGGCAAATGATGAAGAGTATCGTCATACTGTATCAATGATAGCTGCAGCCTACGCAAAGAGAGGTCACAAAGTATTAGTAGTAAGTGATCGAGTGTATTTTCTACAGCGTTGCGCTGAGTTGGTCGGAGATAGCGCGATCTGCGTTACCGGCGAAGTTGCGCACGAGGATAGAGAAACTATGCTAGATGAAATTAAACTTGGTAACAAAGATATTCTCTTTGGTACTCAAGCAATATTTTCAGAAGGCATATCATTAGATGACCTGAGTTGTCTAATATTAGGAACTCCTGTTAATAACGAACCATTACTCACGCAGTTGATTGGTCGTGTTATTAGGAAGAAGGAAGGTAAAAAAGACCCCGTAGTTATAGATATCCACTTAAAAGGGAATACTGCTCGAAAGCAGGCTTCTAATAGGGTGGGATACTATATGAAACAGGGTTACAACATAAAGGAACTTTGAAAAAATAGTTCTTGACATGAACTTAATTTTGTAGTATAATATGTTTTTATATAATTGGAAAAAAATCTTTGAGACATGCGAAGGCAATGCCATAGAAATGGTAAGAGTCTTAAAGATGTTGACGTTCAAGCAAGTCCCTAAGAATAAATACGATAAGATCTATCGTTATTCAACTATTGATTTCAGAGGGGAGTCTTTTCTTGTGCATCCTGATGTCCTTTTATGTAATGAGTACCAATATGGTTATAAAGACATATGTATATATGTTGCTATAGCTAGTATAAGACCTTATGCAGATTATGTAGCATATGGCAAAACAACCTTAGATCTATTGCATTTGCCAATAGATCCATTTATATTTTTACAAAACTTTAGCCTACTTCGTGTGATAGGTGACCAGATTCACTTTAAATACGAAGAAGCCCCAACGGAGAAACACTAATGGCAATATCATTTAATCAACAGAAAGGTTCCGCACAAAAGACTTCAATCAAATCATATCAGTACACTGATGGCGACAATAAGATGCGTCTATGCGGAGACATATTAGCACGATACGTATACTGGGTCAAGGGTGAAAATGACAAGAACATTCCTTTAGAGTGTCTTTCATTTGATCGTAATACTGAGTCTTTTACTAACGTAGAGAAAGACTGGGTTCGTGCGTACTACCCTGATCTCAAGTGTGGCTGGAGCTACGCCACTCAGTGCATTGACAACGGTGAAATAAAAGTTGTTAACCTGAAGAAGAAGCTTTGGGAGCAGATCATTACTGCTGCTGAGGATCTTGGCGATCCTACAGACCCTGACACTGGCTGGGACGTTTGCTTTAAGAAAGTTAAGACTGGACCTCTACCTTATAATGTAGAGTATCAGCTACAAGCTCTTAAGTGCAAGCCTAGTGCTCTTAGCGAAGACGACAAGGCTCTTTATGCAGAGCTTAAGTCCATGGATGAAGTAATGCCTCGTCCAACCCCTGATGCTCAAAAAGAGTTGCTTGACAGAATACGTGAAGCAAGCACTACTGAGGTAGATGAAACCCTAGAAGCCGAGTTTAATATTGCATGATTTTATTTACAGCGGATTGGCACTTGAAACTGGGACAGAAGAATGTCCCAGTAGCTTGGGCTACAAAGAGATACGAAGAGTTTTTTAAGCAAATACACTCGTTGGAAAAACAGTGCAACATGCACATCATAGGAGGTGACCTTTTTGATCGCATTCCAACGATACCAGAGCTTGAGATATACTTTTCTTTTATTCGCAATGTAAAAATACCAACTATTATATATGATGGTAATCATGAAGCGACTAAGAAGAATAGGACATTCTTCAGTCAATTAAAAACCGCTTCAAGAGATATAAACCCACTAATAAATGTAGTGGATATATCGTACATAGATGATGATCTAGGGTTTGGCATTTTACCATACGCTGATCTTCATAAGAAAGAAAGTATTGAGAAATTCAATACGAGTAAGCCTTTGTTTACTCATGTCCGTGGAGAGATTCCCCCTCACGTTAAGCCAGAGGTGGACTTAGACAGGTTTGAGGATTTTCCAGTCGTCTTTGCAGGCGATTTACACGCACATAATAATACACAAAGGAATATAGTATACCCAGGTAGTCCTATGACTACATCCTTTCATAGAAATAAGGTCTCAACGGGGTATCTACTCATTAATCCAGTAGACTGGACATGGATGTGGGAGCCTTTTGATCTCCCACAGCTTTTAAGAAAGACAGTAGAAAGCCCTGATGAGATGGTATCTACAGATGTGGATCATACAATTTATGAGTTGGAAGGGGACATCCAAGATTTAGCTGGAGTTAAAAACTCTGAACTTCTGGATAAGAAAGTAGTAAGACGTAGTACGGAAGCAACACTTGTTTTAGACAAAGATATGTCTATAGAAGACGAATTAGTAGAATATTTTAAGTATATTCTAGAGCTTTCAGATGATAAAATTCCAGATATAATAGGGACGTATAATGATTACGCTCAAACGGCTACAATGGGATAATTGTTTTAGTTATGGACAAGATAACGATCTACTCCTTGACGACAATTCAGTTACCCAGATAATTGGTACTAACGGTATGGGCAAGTCGTCCATACCGTTAATTATTGAAGAAGCTCTATATAATAAAAATTCTAAAGGTATAAAGAAAGCCGACATACCTAACAGGTATATAAATGACGGCTATAAAATAGTATTAACCTTTACAAAAGATGATGATGTTTATAGTGTAAATATAAATCGCAAAACGAATATAAAAGTTAAACTAGAGAAAAACGGTGAGGATATCTCTAGTCACACAGCGACAAATACCTATAAAACAATTCAAGATATTATTGGAGTAGATTTTAAAACCTTCTCTCAGTTAGTATATCAAAATACAAATGCTAGTCTTCAATTCTTGACAGCTACTGATACTAACAGGAAGAAGTTTTTAATAGATTTGTTGCACCTTGAAAATTATGTAGAATTATTTGATATTTTCAAAGAGGCATCACGACTTGTTAGTTCGGAAATTACCGGATTACAAGCAAAGATAGATACGATTGAAAAATGGTTAGTAGATAACAAATTGAGTGATACTACCATACTTCCGATGCTAGATTTAGAAATTGATACGGAAGAGGACGAGAAAGCTTTGAGGTTTTTGCAAAAAGAAATTGAAAATATCTCGGAAAAAAATAAAAAAATCTCAAAAAATAATCATTTCAAAGAAGCATTGCAACAAATCAATATACAAGAAGCACAAAACTGTGGCATAGAAGCAGTACAATCGTATGACCATCTACAAGCAGAATTAGGAGAGCATAAAGCAACTTTAACGGGGTCTCAACGCCTTATAGCGAAGTTGAACAAACTAGGAGATCACTGCCCTACTTGTGAGCAGGATGTTGACCCAGAGTTTATTAATAGTCTAAAAGACTTAGAGGCTAGGAAACTAGTCGAAGCAGAGGAAAAAAGTGGAGAAATTGAAAGAGAAATTAAAAGAATTAAAGAGTCAAATATTGAATTCGAACGTTGCCGAAAAATTGAGAGAGATTGGGTGGACTTGTTTAGAAGCATTGACAAGAGTTTACCAGACATTCCTCTGGATAAAGGTGAGCTTGAAGGAAGGTTGGAAGACGTTCGAGCTAACTTACTTCTCGCAAAAGAGCAGTTATCTAGCACAGCTCGAGAAAACGAGAGAAGAACGAAGCAAAATACGCGTATACAGGTAATACAGGAACAGACTGATGGCTTCACGAATGAGCGTGAGCAAGTATCAGCAGTTCTTGATAAGCAAAAAGCACTTGTATCAAATTTAGAAATACTGAAGAAAGCTTTCAGTACAAATGGTTTATTAGCTTACAAGATTGAAAACCTTGTAAAAGAGTTAGAAGAATTAGCGAACACCTATCTAGGAGAATTGTCCGATGGTAGGTTCACTCTTGAATTTGTAGTATCTAATGATAAGTTAAATGTTCAGGTGACTGACAACGGAAAAATTGTAGATATTCTCGCACTCTCTTCAGGAGAATTAGCAAGAGTGAACACAGCTACTCTTATAGCTATTAGAAAGTTAATGAGTAGTATATCTAAGTCTAGGTTGAACATATTATTTTTAGATGAAGTTATTGCGGTCTTAGATGACGCAGGACGAGAAAAACTAGTCGAGGTTTTACTCGGAGAAGATTTAAATACATACGTAGTCTCTCACGGCTGGACTCATCCTCTACTCGAAAAAATCGAAGTAGTCAAAGATGGGAATGTAAGTAAATTGGAATGATAATACCAGAAGATCTAGTAATTACTCATAAAAGGAATAAAAAAGTGGTAGATAGTAGGGCAAAAGGAGCACGAGGAGAATACTTAGTACGAGATTTGCTAAGGGAACATACAGGCCTTCAGTTTGAAAGAGTACCAATGTCAGGTGCTTTAGAGTATTTGAAAGGGGATTTGTATATACCTAATCAAAACAACTGCTATTGTATAGAAGTAAAAAACTATGCAGATTCACCAATGTCTGATAAAGTCCTGACTCAACAAAAGACTAACAACTTAATAAGATGGTGGAAGAAACTCATAGGGCAGGCACATAATGGAAATCAAGATCCGTTATTATTTTTTAAATATAATAGGTCTAAAGTATTTGTCTGTACTGAGAGCGAACCCAAAAATTTACTAAATTATGTTTACATAAGCCCACTTAATTGCTATGTTATGGTAGCGGATGAGTGGTTAACCTCTGAAGAGATAAGGTTTATAGGAAGTGGCATTTAAATTCAATTCCCAAGAAAAACATGCAACGCTAATAGTTGATGCCTTAAACTTAGCGTTCCGATGGAAACACCAAGGCAGAACAGATTTTAGATATGAGTACCAAGAGACGGTAAAATCTTTAGCAAACTCATATAAGTGTAAAGATGTAATTATAACAGCAGACGGTGGATCTTCTAGTTATCGTAGAAAAATACTCCCTGAGTATAAACTTAATAGAAAAGATAAGTACGCAGATCAAACTCAAGCTGAGAAAATTGCATTTGAAGAATTTTTTGAAGAATATCAGGCAACTTTAGATTTATTAGAGTGGCCCGTACTTCAATTTGATGGTGTTGAGGCAGATGATATTGCCGCACACTTAGTAAAAGAAAAAGATAAGTATGGTTTTGAAGAGATATGGCTTATATCTAGTGACCGAGACTGGGATTTACTAATACAAGAAAAAGTAAGTAGATTCTCTTATGTTACTAGGAAAGAAGTACGTATACAGAATTGGAATGACCACTACGAAGTTAAACCTGAGCAGTATATTTCACTTAAATGTCTAACAGGCGATAAAGGAGATAACGTTCCTGGCATAACTGGCATTGGTCCAAAGAGAGCTAAAGATTTGATTATCGCTTATGGTGATGCAATGAATATTTATGACTCTTTACCTATAAATAGTACGTATAAGCATATCCAAGAGTTAAATGCGAACGCAGAACGTATTCTTCAAAACTATGAATTAATGGATTTAGTAGCATATTGTGATGATGCGATTGGGGAAGATAATATTTCTAAGATTAAGGAGATGATGTGTTAATTAATTACGATAGGGATAAGTATTTATCGGAATTTAGTCATAAAACGCTACAGGATAGATACTTAGTTAATGGAGAAACCTCTCCACAAGATGCGTTCGCAAGAGCAGCAAAAGCGTTTTCAGATGATGACGCTCATGCTCAGAGGTTATACGATTATGCTAGTAAACTTTGGTTTATGTTTTCTACTCCTGTCCTCAGTAATGGCGGAACGACCAGAGGGCTTCCTATTAGCTGTTTCCTTAATTATGTTGAGGATAGCAGACAGGGAATCACCGGACACTACACTGAGAACGCTTTTCTTTCTAGTGTTGGTGGCGGGGTTGGTGGCTGCTGGAGTGATGTCAGAAGTGTAGGATCTAAAACATCTAATGGTTCTGAAAGTACTGGAGTAATACCATTCATGAAAGTAGTGGACGCTGAGATGTTAGCTTTTTCTCAGGGTGTCACAAGGAGAGGAAGTTATGCAGCATACTTGGACATATCTCATCCAGAAGTTGAAGAATTTTTGGATGTACGTAAACCTACAGGTGGCGACGTCAACAGAAAATCTGTCAATTTACATCACGGTATTCTTATTGGTGATGATTTCATGGAGCTTATAGAAGGAGCTACTAGAGAGGAAGGATTTGACGATTCATGGGATTTAATAGATCCTCACACTAATCAAGTAACAAAAACAGTTTCTGCAAAAACTTTATGGGTTAAATTAATTCAGAATAGAGTAGAGACTGGTGAACCGTATATTATGTTTAAAGATACAGTTCAAAGTGCTTTACCTAAGTTTCAAAAAGAGGCAGGATTAAAAGTTAATCACTCAAATTTATGTTCAGAAATTACATTAGCAACAGACGATGACAGAACAGCAGTATGTTGTCTATCTAGTGTGAACTTAGAAGAGTATGATGAGTGGAAACACGATGATAACTTTATACCTGATTTAATACGCATGCTAGATAATGTGATTAGTCACTTTATTGAAAATGCTCCG